TTGAAAGGAATCAGCAGCACAAGGATGAACACTTGAGACATATGTCTACCATTAGAATCCTGAAGGATCGCTATACTGGTAGGTCAGTAGGTACTTGTGTTTACTTGGATTATGATGCAGCTACTGGCAGATTGGTTGAAGTAGTTGATGACCCGTTTGCTAGTGGCAACCCATCCACAGATAGAGGGGAGTTCTGATAATGACTAAAGAAGAACGTGCAGCCTACGTTAGAGCATACGTTAGTACAACCAGTGGAAGGTCTACCAAGCTGCTGAAGGATGCGCGTGCAAGGGCAAAAAGGTTAGGCTTGCCCTGCACCATCAGCAAGCAGTGGGTTGAACATCACTTGATTAAGGGTGCTTGCACAAGAACGGGACACAAGTTTTACTTAGGTCCACCGCGTGTAGCGGGTTATAAAGAACCACGAGCACCAAGCATAGATAGGATTAATGGTTCGTATGGTTATGAGACTTGGAATACTCAAGTAGTTACTTGGCATTACAACATGGCTAAGGGTACAGGGACTGATGCTGATCTGGTAACACTGTGCAAAGCAATACTGGGGGAGCGAAGGTTGTTCACTTAATTCACTCGTTAGAGAGGAAGGTTATGACTACATATATAATAGATACAGAAACAAATGGTTTACTGAAAGACCTTGATACAATTCATTGCATGGTAGTACGGGATGCAGACACAGGTGACTACGTGTCCTATGAATCTGATCATTGGTGCATGAATGTTTACGAGGGCGTTAAATTCTTAATGCAACAGGCTGAGAAATTAGATACGAAGTTCGTGGGACATAATCTAATTGGCTTTGATATACCTGCACTAGCAAAGGTGTACCCTACATTTGAATTGCCCGAACACAAGTGCTTTGATACATTGGTAGCATCACGTTTAATCTTCCCTGATCGTTGGGATGCAGATAGTAAGCTAGTGATCAAGCAAGGTTTTCCTAAGAGGTTATCCAATAGACATTCATTGGAGGCATGGGGTCACAGGTTACAGTGTCACAAGGGTGAGTACACAGGGGATACCAACATTGAGGATGTGAAGGAGCGTAAGGCTAAGAAGTGGGATAGGATTAATGAGGATATGGTTGAGTACTGTAAGCAGGACACTGAGGTAACACGAGTGCTATACAAAATGTTAATGGGAAAGAACTACTCCCAAGAAGCGTTGGATTTAGAACATGAAGTTAGGTTCATTATCTCAGCACAAGAACGGTATGGTGTAGCATTCGATACGGATGCAGCAGCAGAGTTAGCAGCAACCTTAACCAAGCGTAAGTTAGAGTTAGAGGGTGAGTTGAGTGTAGCCTTCCCCGATATGTATGTACCTAATAAGGTGTGGTGTCCTAAGCGTGACAATAAAACTATGGGCTACTGTGCTGATGCTAGAATAACAGCGGTAACACATACGCAGTTCAGTGCATCCAATCGTAATCATATTGTGTACTGGTTGAAGGCTAAGTACAATTGGATACCAAAAATTATGGGTGACGATGGCAAGCCTAAGATGGATGAGGTAATCCTAAAAGAATTAGACTACCCAGAGGTAGCATTACTACGTGAATATCTGGTAGTAAACAAGAGGTTAGCAGCAGTTGCTAATGCACCACAGGCATGGTTGCGCCATGTAACTAAGGGTCGTATGCATGGTTCAGTAATTACTAATGGTGCAGTGACAGGTAGAGCCACACACAGTAAGCCGAACCTAGGACAAGTACCTGCTGTTTATTCAGAATATGGTAAGGAATGTAGAGCCTTGTTCACTGCATCTAGTGGGCGCAGGTTAGTAGGTGCGGATCAGTCAGGTGTTGAGGGCAGGTGTCTCGCGCACTTCATGGCACTGTGGGATGATGGTGAGTATTGTAGGGTTGTGTTAGATGGTGACATACACACTACCAATCAGGAAGCAGCAGGTCTTGCGACTCGTGACAACGCTAAGACATTCTTCTACGCATTCATCTATGGTGCGGGCAATGAAAAGATAGGCAGCATTGTAGGTAAGGATGCTAAAGAGGGCAGGAGATTAAGGAAGAAGTTCCTTACTGGACTACCTGCATTAAAGAAACTAATTGATGCGGTTAAGGATAAGGCACAGCAGAAGGGTTACTTGGTGGGTCTGGATAAGCGAAGGATTCCTATAAGGAACGCACACTCTGCACTTAATACTTTGCTACAATCTGCGGGAGCACTACTCGCTAAGAAGTCTATGGTTATAATGCGTGAGAAGATTATAGCTAAGGGGTGGGAACAGCGGGCGCAGCAGGTTCTGTGGAATCACGATGAGCATCAGTGGGATTGTGAGGAAGCTATTGCAGATGAGGTAGGAAAGATGCAGGTTGAAGCATATCAAGAAGCAGGTAAGTACTTTAATTTTCGCATACCTATTGATGGTGAATATAAAGTAGGAATGAACTGGGCTGACACACACTAACGTGGAGGACACAATGTATATAAGATCAGAGAAGATGGAAATAATTAGGAAGGGGTTAGATGCTGCTGAGCTTGATGAGATGTATCACTCACCACCGCATTGCCCTTATGCCGAGCGTTCTAAAGAGTGGTACTGGTGGTCGCTTGGTTATGAAATGTATGAACAACTATCACATGAGACAGCCGATGACCACCTTGCTCATTGATGCCGACATATTAGCATATCATGTATCCGCAGCTAACCAACATACCTATAGGTTTGGCGAGGATAGCAGCGACATAGCAGTTGATATAGGTAATATTGAAACTGCATATGAGTTGGCGGATAAGAAGATAAGTGAATTAGTACACAAACTCAAAGCTAAGGATGTAATTATCTGCCTATCCTGTAAGACTTGTGATGGTTTTAGGCGAAAAATTCTCCCAACATATAAAAGTAACCGCACCAATGTAGCAAGACCTACACAACTACAGGCTGTTAAGGATTATCTGGCGCGTGTATACGAATCTAAATTATGGGAAGGTTTGGAAGCCGATGATGTTATGGGTATCCTATCCACTGAACCACACAGGGGTAAGCGCATTATTGTATCGGAAGATAAGGATATGCAAACCATTGAGGGTTGGCTTTTCAATCCACGTAAGGATAGCAAAGCTAAGTACATTACTAAAGAACATGCACATAGGTTTCATATGCTGCAAACTTTGATGGGTGATGCAGTTGATGGGTATGGTGGGTGTAGAGGAATAGGTAAGATCAAGGCTAACAGATTACTGGACAGTGTATCCCCAGTGGATTGGTGGTCCATGATAGTTGGTATCTATGAGACTGCGGGACTCACCGAAGAACACGCACTCATACAGGCAAGGGTAGCAAGGATACTACGGCACGTAGATCGTGGGACTTACCCACTGTGGCAACCAATATTATGGAGTCCAGATGAATCGGAATAAGATAATTAGTTTTACAGTAATAGTAGCATTAGCCCTATTCTCAATGAACCACTTTATACAAAGGGCTAAAGCTGATAGGCATGTTACTCAGAGGTTGAGTTCCATTGAGGAATTTAAGGAGTGTGTTAATTTTCAGAATTATGTTCCACTCGATCAGGTTAGAGTTATCTGGGATGTGCAGTCTGCTAGTTGTTATGTAGTATTAGTAGACGGTAGGTTTCTAACTGTGCCTGACTTTATTAAAGAGATAGAGGGCTTTCACAAATGAAAAAGCCTACGTTAACTCAAAATTTAGAAGCGATGGGATTTGTAGAAGTTGGTGATATACCATCACCTAAGCCCCCCAATGATTCACAAGTAGGTGGGGATCACTACCTTAAAAATATACAGCCTTGGGACTTTATAACTGCTAATGACTTAGGTTTTTTAGAAGGTAATATTGTTAAGTATATTAGTAGGTATAAAAGTAAGGGTGGACTAGTTGATTTATATAAGGCTAGGCACTACTTAGAGAAGTTAATTGAAGTAGAAGAAAAGGTATAAAGTAGCAATAAGCTCCTAACTTTCAAATAGTTAGGAGTTTTTTATGTCCATAGCTCCTCAGTATAGGAATAACCGATGAATAACCGCTTGGAAACTATGAAGAAAATAAAGAAAAGAGGTAGTGAACTAGGTGCGTTACTCACACCAGAATTAATTAAAGCAATACGGGAAACTTTTCCTAGGAAAGCATTGAGCCTAAAGATAGACCAGAATGAATTATGGTTTCGAGAAGGACAGTGCAGCGTAGCCGAAGTACTACAAGCAAAATTCGATGAAGTTAACAATAACGTATTAGATCAGGAGATACTATAATGTGTATGGGCGGAGGTGGACCAAGTAGGGCTGCTGTAGATCAAGAGGCAGAGAATAAGCGGAAGCAAGAAGAACTACTAAAAGAGCGTAGAGCACAATTAGTTAATCCTGAAGATGAACTAGATCAGAAAACGAAGAAGGAAAGAAAATTTCAAAGGCAGGGAAGGGAAGGCTTAACAATTGACTTGAATGATCAGTATAAACAAGGCTCAGGTCTCTCAATAAAATCTTAATAGGTAAATAAAAAATGGAAGATATGCCCGAAGGAGAAACAGGTACTAAACGAGCAAGGTATAATAGGTTAACAACCTTCCGTGATCCCTACCTTCAGCGGGCACGATCATGTAGTGTATTGACTATACCATCATTGATACCCCCAGAAGGGAGCAGTGGCAGCACGGTTTTACCTACACCTTTTCAATCTTTAGGAGCAAGGGGGGTTAATAACTTAGCATCTAAATTACTAATAACACTACTACCGCCGAATGCACCCTTCTTTAAGTTAGTCGTGGATGACTTCTTACTGCAAGAGCTTACAGGTGAAGAAGGATTAAGGGGAGAAGTAGAGGAAACATTCAACAGTATGGAAAGAAGTGTGATGACCGAGATAGAAACATCGGCAATCAGACCTGCCGTATTTGAATCTCTGAAACACTTATTAGTTGCAGGTAATGTAGCTACATACTTAAATCCGAAAGGAGGTATGAAAATCTTCCCACTGGGTCGATACGTTGCTAGGCGTGATCCAATGGGGGAACTACTAGAACTCATCACCGAGGAGCATGTATCCATCTCAGACTTGCCTGAAGAAATGCAAGGTGAGGTAACAGGCGAGGCGGGGTCTAGTGTTACCGAGAATGGTGAGAAAATTATATGCTTATATACCTGTGTAAAGTTAGTGGACAACAAGTGGTATGTATCCCAAGAAGCGGGAGGGGTACTAGTACCTGAAAGTAAAGGTGAATATCCTAAAGAAAAATCACCATTTTCTGTTTTACGCTTCACAGGTATATCTGGGGAGGATTATGGTAGAGGGTATGTTGAGGAATACAAAGGTGATATTCAATCACTTGAATACCTAACCAAGGCAATAGTTCAAGGTAGTGCAGCAGCAGCTAAAGTACTATTTATGCTGCGCCCAAGTGCCGTTACAGAGGCAGCAGATATAACTGAATCAGAGTCGGGTGATATTATCGTGGGCAATGCAGATGATGTTAGTGTACTCCAGTTACAGAAACAGGCTGACTTTCAAGTTGCAGCACAGACAATACAAAGGTTGGAGCAAGCACTAGGTTTAGCTTTTCTAATGAATACTTCAATCCAACGTAACGGTGAAAGGGTGACAGCAGAGGAAATTAGATTCATGGCTAATGAATTAGAAAATGCCTTGGGTGGAATATATTCTTCTCTATCACAGGAGTTTCAATTACCATTAGTTACTGTATTGATGGCACGTATGGAGAAACAAAAGAAACTACCAGTATTACCTAAAGGTATGGTGCGCCCACAAGTAACCACAGGTGTAGATGCTATTGGTAGAGGACAAGATAGCGAGAAGTTAAGATCATGGATGGAGGACATATCCGTGCTTGGTCCTGAAGTTGTAGCAAATAGCATCATTGCAAGTGATTACATTAAACGTAGTGGTGTTGCACGTGGGATAGATATGAAGGGCTTAGTTAAATCACCAGAAGATTTGCAAGCTGAGCAGCAGCAAGCACAACAGCAACAACAGCAACAAATGATGATGGAGAAACTAGGACCAAACGCCATAACCCAAATGGGTGGCATAGCAAAACAGGCAGGTGAAGCTGAACAGGGGGGAGATGTCCCAAGTGAAGTTAGTAGTGGAGTCCCACCCGAACCAATGGCTGAGCAGTTACCTGAAGTTTAATAATTTATATATAGAGGCAACAAAATTATGGCAAATGCAATTCCAGTACATAAGCAACCAGAGGTTAAACCCGTGGTAAAGGGTGAAGTTAAACCTGAAGTAAAGGGAAAAGATACAAAGTTAAAAACACATGATGCAGTGAGGACAGATAACTAGAATGGCGGAACTGGATAAGGCAGAAGAAACCAGTGTAACTGCACCAGAAGTTGGTTCAGATGCATATAACAAACAGATGGCAGAGAAGTTTGATGCAAGTCAAGGAACTGAACAGTCAGAGGAAGTTACAGTAGAGGAAACACCTGTAGAAGTAGCAGCTAAACCTGATGGTGTTCCTGATAAGTTCTATAATGAAGAAACAGGAGAAGTAGACTATGCTTCTTTAACTAAGTCATACAATGAGTTAGAGAAGGGTAGAGGAAAAGCTAAAGCTAAACCACAGGGAGCATTGAAAGTTAGTACTGAGGATGCAGTGGTGTTAGCTAAAGTTAAATATGATGAAGCTAAAGAAAAAGCTGAAGCTGACGGTGCTACTCAGGAAGATAAAGATTCTCTTGAGGTAGCTGATGAAGCGTTAACACTAGCCAAGGCAGGAGCAATTGCAGCTAGAGAAGATAGTAAAAAGGCAGATGAAGCTAAGGCACTAGTTGAGAAATCGGGGTTTAACTTCGATGAGTTAGCAGCAGAGTATGCAGATAAGGGTGAACTATCAGCAGATAGTATAGAAGGTCTAGTGAAGGGTGGTATACCTGAAGCAACCGTACACGCCTACATCGCGGGGCAAGAAGCCATAGCAGCACAGTGGGATACTGAGGCTAAAGAAGTAGCAGGAGGTAAAGAAGCCTATGCTGATATGATAGCGTGGGCGGGAAAAGCCTTAACCCCAGAAGAAATTAAAGCCTACGATACTGCTGTAAATACTAGTGATATTAATCAAGTTAAGTTAGCAATATCGGGGCTAAGAGCTAAGTATGAAGATTCTAATGGAAAAGAGCCTAGGTTACTAGGGGGCAGTACTGGTGGTAATCAATCCACTGGAGGGTTTGGGAGTAGAGCAGAGATGATTGCTGCAATGTCTGACCCTCGATATGGGAATGATCCATCGTATCGAAAACAAGTGGAAGCTAAAGTAGGAAAAACTACCGCTTTCTAATTAGTACGACTTCAATAGGGTATGTCGATAACTGCCCCTACCTAATTTCTAGTAGTAAAACACAAGCTAATGCCCGACTCAGGTTGGATAACATTGTGTAAAGGTTTTATAAATAGAATGAGTAACAAAAACTATTTATTTAATTTATAAGGAAACATTATGGCAGCAGCAACTCCATTACGCGCGGGTCAAGTCAACAGTTCGGGCGCAACAGATGCACTATTCTTAAAAGTATTCGGTGGTGAAATTCTAACCGCCTTTGAGCAATCACAAGTAGTAGTAGACAAGCACACGGTTCGCCAAATTTCACATGGTAAATCAGCGCAGTTTCCTGCAACTTGGAAAGTATCGGCAGCATACCACACAGCGGGTGCTGAAATCTTAGGGCAAACATCTAACCTCAATGAGCGTGTCATTGCTATTGATGATCAGTTGATTGCTTCAGTAGCTATACCATCAATTGATGAAGCTATGAACCATTACGATTATCGGTCTATTTATTCACGTGAGTGTGGTATTGAACTTGCTAATACGTGGGACAGAAACGTACTACAAGTGGGTGTCAATGCAGCCCGCGCTTCAGCTACTGTCACTGGTGGTGACGGCGGAACTGTTCTAACATCATCTGGTACTCTGTATCGTACATCCTCTAGCGATCTAGCTGCGGGTATATATTCAGGTATTCAAGCTATGGATGAAAAGAACAATCCTGATGCAGATGGTCGCAATGTATTTATGCGCCCTGCACAATACTACTTACTTGCACAAGATAAGACTCTGTACAACACAGACTATGCAGCAGGTAATGGTAACTTCAAGGATGGCGCAGTATTCCAGATTGGTGGAGCTAAATTGGTTAAGACCAATAACTTCCCTATCACGAATATTTCAACAGGTCCAACCTCTTACCAAGGTAACTTTGCACTAACCGTTGGACTACTCATGTCCACACGGGCAGTTGGTACTGTTAAGTTATTAGACCTAGCTCAAGAAATGTCTTGGGATATGCGTAGACAGGTAACATTACTCTTAGCTAAATATGCTATTGGTCATGGTATCCTACGCCCTGAAGCAGCAGTTGAGTTGAAGACTACTTCTTAATAGTAGAGTAATACAAAAGGGGATTAGTGGTTTAACTACTAGTTCCCTTTTTTCATAAAATTAATATAATAAGGAAAACATTATGACAACT